AATTCGTTGTTAACGTCCCAGCCTACATCTTGGCCTCCACCGCCCCAGGAATTCCCGTTCCTATTAAAAGATATGTTTCCTCACCTTCTATTTCTTTTGATATTGGACAAACCCAAGAAGGCCTAGATCAGTCAGGAATAAGTGATCCATTTTTAGGTGCTGATGATCCAACGCTGCCACTTGATATTGAACAAAATAAACGAAAAGATCAACGTAGAACAAATAAAGGTAGAATATATACATCTAACGGTGAAGGGATAATTGATCCAAATGATCCCGCTCTCTTGTCATTGCCAAGAGGATTGTCACCAGGAAAATATCAAAAAATCATCACAAATGGTCCTAATGGTCAACAAATCAAATATATTAAAATTAAAAACACAAACCCAACTACAGGCGAAACCATATTTGCACCAGGTTTAGATCTTGGTTCTTTTACAATTGTTGTCATCGATGATTGATTGTGTTTTTCTTTCAACTTTTTTGTGAATACTTATATTAGCAAGTTTTATCTGATGCTAACAATTATGGAGCGAATTCATGTCTGAAGCCACTTACCGAAGCCCAAATTTTTTTGAACGTGAAATTGATTCATCAGCGCCATCACCTTCTGGCCCAACAGGTACCCCAGCAGGTGTTATAGGAACTGCCAATAAAGGCCCCGCCTTTGTTCCAGTGTCTTTTGGAAATTTTGATGAATTTGTTGCAACGTTCGGCAACCTTGATTCAAAAAACTATGGCCCCTACGCCGTAAATGAATTTTTGAAACACCGAGGAGCATTAACTTATTTACGTGTTCTTGGCGCCGGGGCGGCGTCAACAGACGGTCATGTATTAACTACCCTAACAACAGGTAGAGTTCGAAATGCAGGATTTTACGTAGAAGGTAATGCCGCATCAGATGATTCTAATGGCCGCCACACTGGTGCCGTACAATTTATTACGGCACGCCACACACTTCAAACGTCAGAAGCATATGGAATGCCAATGTTTACTGATAATGATTCGTACAATGGATCAATAGTTAATTTGATCCGTGGACAAATTGTTATGGCATCAGGCTCACGCCTAATGATACTTGATGGTGATCAATCCGCTGTCGGAGCATTTACTGCCGCGGGACCTGATGATCAAGCAACTGTAGTAGCAGGCAAATTTAAAATTGTAATTTCTTCATCATTGGGAAATGCGTTTTGGAACACAGACGGTAGTTCAGGCATTCGTATTTTTACAGCATCATTAAATCCCACCAGCACAGATTATTTTGCCAAAATTCTAAATACAGATCCTGATAAATTTGTTCAAGAACAACATTATGTTCTTGCTGACTATGCTGTTGATGATGAACTTGCAACCCCAACTATTATTGGTGTGTTGTCTGGATCAAATAACGTAAGTACAGTTAGTGGAGATTCTTCATTACAAATGCGTAAGGTTTTCGGAGCCTTTGATACAAGATATAAAGTTCCAACAACTTCATTCTTTGTTACACAACCTTTCGGAACAGCAGAATACGATTTATTTAAATTCGAAGCGCTTGATGATGGAGAATATGCAAACAAGTTATATAAGATTTCAATTGGAAACTTAAAGGCTTCGCTTGATGACTCAAATCAATACGGATCGTTTAGTGTTTATATTAGAGACTGGAACGATACTGATACAAATCCAAATGTGCTTGAACAATTTTCAAATTGCTCATTAAACCCAAGTGCAGATAATTACGTTGCCAAAGTAATAGGTGATCGTAAATTAGCATTTAATTTTGATGTTTCAATCTTATCAGATAGAAAAGTTGTTGCAACGGGAATTTATCCTAATAAATCAAAACTTGTAAGAATAATAATGTCAGACAACGTTGTTAGAAGTCTCGTTCCAGCTGTCTCACTACCTTTTGGGTTTAGGGGCGCAGAACTTATAAAGACAAATGATTCGCTTACTGACACATCGCCAGCCTCAGCAACATCACGTTTAGCTGGTGTTCTTGGTGTTAGCGTGGGATCATCAATGTCAGGTTCAATACTTCCCCCAGTTCCTTATCGATATAAGGTGACACGTGGAGATATTCTAACAACGGGCATGTGGCCGGGCGATCCAGGTCCAACAGAATTAGCAAGTTCTCTATTCCATTGGGGCGTGAAATTTGAAAGAAACACATCGCCATTAAATCCAAATTTGTCTTCGGAAAAAAATAACATCATGTCTTCATATTCGAAGTTTGGTGGAATTAAATTACTTGATGCTCTTGTAACTGGTTCCGGCGCAGATACATTAAATGATAATAAATTTACCTTGGCGCGCGTCGCATTTTCAAATACAGCACTTGCTGATGTAACAGGATCAATCAATGATCATATGCGTGAAGCCGCATACATTCGTAACGGTAGACTTGATCAATCAAATTATACAATTACAGATGCAGTTCTTGGCAAACGAATAACATTGGCTACGTTATTAGCCCAAGCATCAGCACCAGACTTTAATCGTTTTTCACCATATACGAAATTTACAAATTTTATGTATGGGGGGTATGATGGTGTCAATATTCTTGATGCTGATGCTCGACGTCTTAATGATAAATCAACGTCATTTGACGCAAGTGGTGGAGCAGAAGCATCATATGTATCACCCGGATTATTGATTAATACGGCCGGAACTGATCAAAGTAATAGCACTGTTTTGTCTTACACAACTGCCATTGACATTATGACTGATCCTCTAATTGTAAATACAAACATTTTAGCAATTCCAGGAATTTGTGAATCATTTGTTACTGACTATGCAATGAACGCTGTTAGAGAGTATGGTCTTGCACTTTACGTGCTTGATATTCCATCATACTCTGATTCATCGGCACGACTATATGTTGATTCAACAAGCAAACCAAATGTTGATAAAACAGCATCTGCTCTTGATACAAGAGGCGTTGATAATAATTACGTAAGTACATACTATCCTGATGTTATGATTGATGATTTAACAAATAAAAGAAAGATTAGAGTTCCGGCCTCTGTCGCCGCAATGGGTGCCTTATCATTCAATGATAGGGTTGCATATCCTTGGTTCGCACCAGCGGGATTCAATAGAGCGTCTCTTGACTTCGTTAGCAATGTGATTGTACGTTTGAACGTTTCTGATCGAGACGTATTACAAGACTCTAGAATTAATCCAATTGCAACATTCCCAAGACTTGGGTATGTAATTTACGGTCAAAAGACATTACAGGTTAATAAATCGGCTCTTGATAGAGTGAACGTTCGTAGAATGTTACTTGAGGTAAAGCGTATCATAATTGGAATTGCAAGAAATATGGTATTTCAAAACAGTTCGTCAGAAGAAAGAACTAAGTTCGTGTCCGCGGCAATTTTACAACTTGGGTTTATTCAAGCCCAAGCCGGCGTCGAATCATTTCAAGTCGTAATGAACGAAACAAATAATACACAACTTGACGTTGATCTAAATAGAGTAAATGGTCGAATAGTAGTTGTTCCTACTCGAGTGATTGAATATATATCAATTGATTTCATAATCACAAATTCTGGAATTATTTTTACGTGATAATATAAGATAAGTGACTAACCTAATATTTAGAATCTAGATTTGGAGCAGAGACAAATGGCACAATTAAAATTTGGTTCGGCTGGTGTTACGACGAGAGAGATTGATCTTTCAGGTCCAGTTGCACAGCAACCTGTTGGGGTCCCAGCAGGTATCATTGGCACATCATTAAAAGGTCCAGCATTCGTACCTATTACAGTAGGTACTCTTTCTGATTGGTATGCTAAATTTGGACAAACTGACGGAAAGAAATTTGGTCCTCTTGCAGTTACTGAATGGTTACGTAACGCTCGAGCTCTTACATATGTAAAAGTTTTAGGTGTTGGTGACGGTAAACAAAGGGCAGCAAGTGGTAATGTTACAAACGCCGGATTTGTTGTTGGTGAAAATCAACCACTTTCGACATCAGATTATGCTCTTGCTGCAAACCCATATGCCAACCCAGGTCAGTCGAGTGTTTTAGGAAGAACATATTTTCTTGGTGCATTCATGTCAGAATCAGCAGGTTCAACTATTTTTAGTTCTGCAGGTCTTCAAGGCCTTGGATCAATAACCCCAGGGGTAAGTACGTCACTTCCAATTTTACGTGGTGTTTTAATGGCAGCATCAGGCGTTATATTACGTCTATCGTCGTCCGCCGAAGGAATAAACACCGCGCCTGCATCAACGTTGATTGCCACAGATGCAACTGCAAATGGTAATTTATTGGGATCTGTAGTCTTACTTGATTCAAGCGTTGCAAAACAAGAGTTTGTATTATTGCTAAACGGTCATAAAGGAACAGATTCATTATATCCAAATGTGATTTCTGCATCATTAGACATTACGGCAAATAATTATTTTGCCAATGTTCTTAACACCGATCCCCTAAAGTTTCAACAAGCCGGTCATTATCTTTATTCATCATGGGATATTCATCCTATTCAAGCCGTCGTTACGGGATCTGGTCTTGTTCACGCCGTCTCCGGCGCAGGCGGATCTCGTGTTGCCAGAAGTGGTGCAGAATCATCAGTATTTCTAACAACTTCTTCACTAACACGTAATTCTGGCAATTCATATGTTCCAAATTACGAAAGTTTTGTTGATAGGTTTAGTGCTGCAAAGTCGCCTTGGCTTGTTTCACAAAAATTCGGAGGAAGTGCATATAACTTATTTAGACTTCATGCTCTTGATGACGGCGCTTCAACAACATATAAAATATCAATTGAAAATATCACTCCATCAACAGACTTAACAGACAGATACGGAACGTTTGATATTGTATTACGTTCAATATCAGATCGAGATCTTGAACAACTTCCAATAGAGAAGTTTTCTGGTTTATCGCTTGATCCTAACTCTGATCAATATATTTCAAAAATTATTGGCGATACCCATGCATATTACGATTTTGATCGTGCGGAATCAGCGCAAAAATTAATCATTGATGGAATGTATCAAAATAATTCAAATTATATTCGTGTTGAAGTTGATTCAAGTATTGAAAATTCAACACTTGATGCTACAGCTCTTCCCTTTGGATTTAGAGGAATTTCACACTTGGTAACTTCAGGTTCAATGCCAATGACCTCGCCTGTTACAACACAATTGTCTGTTGCCGCATCACTTAAACGAACAATTACACCACCACTTCCAATGAGAAAAGATATTTCAAATGGATCAGGCGTAAAGAAAATCGTTGAGCCCCGTTATTACTGGGGAACACACTATGAACATGTTGAAAGTTTGTCAACACAAAATGCAAGCACACTTGCAAATAATTCATTAGTCTCACATGCAAAATACTTCCCAGATTTTTCACTAACAAATCAAAATTTTGCTGTTGGAGATAACGTTGGAGATGTTGATACAGCCGAAAACGGAATCATAGACTCGGATCGTTTTTGTACCAATTTCTTTAGTTTGGAAAATATTCAAGTTATTACTGCGTCAACAACGTTAGCCGACTCAGCACAATGGAAATCAGCGGCGTATGTTCGCAACGGTGTCATCACCGCTGACGATACAGCTAAAACTCGTCGTGTACAAGTTAGTGATTTTACCCAAGCAAATAGACGCTATCTTAAGTACACGCTACCTATGCAAGGTGGCTTCGATGGTGTAAACTTATTTGATAATGATGAAGCTGAGATTAATAACGCAGCCGTGACAGCCGATATGAATTCTGCAACTCGTAATCGTAATGAAGGTCCAAACGTAAAAGCATATGCAAAAGCAATTGAAATTATGCAAAACGTTGTAAGCACAGATATTCAATTATTGGTCATCCCCGGAATACGTCACCCCGTAATTACAAATGCAGCAATTGCTGCTGTTCAAGATCGTTTTGATGCACTTTTCATTATGGACATTGAACAATATGATTATAATAATGATCTTGTAACTCTTGATAGTCAAATACCATCAGTTCAACTAACTGCCCAAAATCTTAGCGACCGGGCCCTTGATTCAAGCTTTGCTGCAACATATTTCCCTGACGTTGTAGTACAAGATCCAACAACAAAGACAAACGTAATTGTACCTCCTTCAGTTGTTGTTTTGGGTGCTCTTGCACTCAATGACGCCATTGGATATCCTTGGTTTGCTCCCGCAGGAACAACACGAGGGGCATTATCAACAACTCTTGAAGCAAGAATTCAATTATCAAAGACGAACATGGATGCGCTATACGATGTAAGCATTAATCCTCTCGTAGCCTTTCCAGGAAACGCCACATCTGGTACAAATCCAAAGGGTGGTGTTCTTGTTTGGGGACAAAAAACA